CGTCAAGAGCCAATGGCAAACCTATAGGTGGTAGGGCTGTTGGTAAAGTAAATAACGATGATCAAGCGGACTGGCGTGAAGCGTGGGCGTTGTTTCCTGGAGATGTGGCTTATGTTTGGCACGATGGTAATAAAGCAAATGTGGTAGCTGATAGTTTAATAGCGTGTGATCTAGAAATAAGGGCGCAAATTATCTGGTCAAAAAACAACATTGTAATTGGAAGAGGCGATTATCACCTAAAGCACGAGCCATGTTGGTATGCGGTGAAAAAGAAAGCTACAGGACATTGGCAAGGTAGTCGCAAAGAAAACACAATCTGGAATATAGATAAACCTCGTAAAAGTGAAACAGGCCATTCTACACAAAAACCAGTAGAGTGCATGAAGCGTCCAATAGAAAATAATTCAAGTGCTGGGCAAGCGGTGTACGAACCATTTAGCGGTAGCGGCACGACTATTATAGCCGCAGAAATGACGGGCAGATGTTGTCATGCAATAGAACTAAATCCTGAGTATGTAGATATTGCAGTAAAAAGATGGGAGGATTTCACAGGTGAGAAAGCAGAATTACAAGTAACACTTTCGGAGTTATAAAAGAAGAATCTATCATGCAAGGCAAAAAACACGATCCAACCGATGGTAATCGAGCCATGGTAAAAACAATGGCGGCTGTTGGTACAAAGCACGAGGATATTGCTTTTAAGTTAGAAATAAGTGCAGATACCCTCACAAAGTATTACCGTAAAGAGTTAGATGATGGGCGAATAGATGCCAATGCCGCTATAGCTCGCTCTTTATTTGATACGGCACGTTCTGGAAACCTAACAGCACAAATGTTCTGGTTAAAAACAAGAGCTGGGTGGAAAGAAACAGATCGTAAAGAAATTGATGGAACGATACATTTGTCTTGGGACGAATGGGTAGACGATGGCAACGATTAAAATACCTTATCGGCCAAGGCCATTACAGCGAAAAGCACATAATAAAAAAGAAAGGTTTGCTCTGTTAGTCTGCCATCGAAGGTTTGGAAAAACCGTTTTTGTTATTAACGAAGCTATCAAACAGGCCGTTACTTGTAAGTTAAAAGCGCCACGCTTTGCTTATATAGCCCCATTCTACAAACAAGCTAAAAACGTCGCTTGGGATATGCTGAAGTATTACTGCCAGCCAATACCTAATATAGTTTTCAATGAAAGTGAGTTAAAAGCTGATTTTCCCAATGGAGCAAGGATTAGCCTGTATGGTGGGGATAACCCAGATTCTTTGCGTGGTATTTATCTTGATGGCGTAATGATGGACGAGTATGCCCAGATGAGTCCTAGACTGTGGGCGGAGATAATACGTCCAGCGATTAGTGATAGAAAGGGTTGGGCGATATTTATAGGCACACCGAAAGGGCATAATAATTTCTTCGATTTATATCAAGAAGTAAAAGATGATGAAGACTGGTATGTCAAAGTACATAGGGCATCTGAAACCAATTATATTGATGCAGAAGAACTAGAAGCCGCTAAAAAAGATATGTCGGAGGATCAATACCAACAAGAGTTTGAATGTTCATGGACGGCCGCTATACAAGGTGCTTACTACGGGCGTTTGCTAGAAGAAGCTGAAAAAGAAAGCAGAATAGGTAAGGTTCAGCATGATACAGGTGCATTGGTAGAAACATGGTGGGACTTGGGAATAGGTGACAGTACGGCTATCTGGTTTGTACAGCGTATAGGGGCAGAATTGAGGGTTATAGACTTCTATGAAAACAATGGAGAAAGTCTAGGACACTATGCAAACGTGTTACAGGATAAGGCAAAAGAGAACGAATGGAACTATGGCGATCACGTTTTTCCGCATGATGTCAGACAGCGATCACTTGACACAGGGCGTACAAGGGTTGAAACTTTACAGAATTTAGGCGTAGAACCAACGATTATTCCGCAAATGAAAGTAGAGGACGGAATAGAAGCAGTGAGAAGAAAACTGAAAAACTGTTGGTTTGACGAAATGAAATGCCGACGAGGTATTGATGCGTTACGACAGTATCGTGCGCAATATGATGAAAAGAACCAAGTATTTAAACTGCGTCCAGTGCATGATTGGGCGAGCCATGCGGCAGACGCTTTCAGATATGGTTGCTTACACGAGCCTATGAAACTAGATTGGGCAGATATCGAGTATAGCAATACAGGGATAGTTTAATATGGCAACAGCAATAACCGATGAACAAATAGCATCTATCTGTCGGGGAGAAGTAGATAGTGCATCAGGGAAGGCTAGTGGAGAACTAGCCCATGAACGAGCAGAAGCATTAGATTATTATAACGGTGAGCCGTATGGCGATGAAATAGAAGGACGAAGCCAAGTCGTTACCCGAGAGGTAATGGAAACAATCGAGTGGATAATGCCTTCACTAGCCAGAATATTTACTGATGTCGATAATATGGTACGTTTTGAACCAGTAAACGGTGACGATGTAGAACAGGCAAAAATAGAAACCGAAGTAGTTAATCATGTGTACTGGAAACAAAACAAAGGTTTTTATAACACTTATGCTTTCCTAAAAGATGCGTTATTAAGCAAGACAGGCATCTTAAAAATATATTGGGATGATTCTGTAAAAGAAACAAAAGAGCGTTACGAAAATCTTGATGACGTTCAATTAGGTAGTTTGCAAAACGATTCTAATATAGAACGGGAAATAATAGAATTTGAGGAACTAGAAAACGGTTTAATGAATGTTACCTTTAGGTGTAAAACATTGACAGGTAAAGTACAAATAGAGCCAGTTGCCCCAGAAGAATTTGGTATCGCCAGAAACGCTAGAAGTCCTTATGTATCTGATAGTAACTTTTGTTACCACCGAGCCTACAAGTCGTTCTCTGAGTTAGTGCAAATGGGCTACGATCCCGACGTTATAAGAACACTTCCTTTTGATGAAGATGTAGAAACGCAAGAAGAAATAGCCAGAAGAAATACAACAGACGAGCGAGAGCCTTACGAGTACATATCAGAAGAATCCATGCGTATGTACTGGATTACCGAGTGTTATGTGAACATAGACAGAGATGGCGATGATGTAGCAGAGTTATTAAGGGTTGTGTTAGCTGGTGGGCATTATACTGCTTCTTCGTCTAGGTTATTAAGCATTGATGAAGTAGATCATATGCCGTTTGCTACCGTATCACCGATACCTATGCCACATAAATTCTTCGGTATGAGTCTTGCTGATTTAACTATGGACTTACAACGAATTAAGTCGGTTCTTACCAGACAGATGCTAGATAATACCTATCTGGCTAATAATTCACGAACATTAGTAAACGACACACACGTTAACCTAGATGATTTATTAACCTCTCGTCCGGGAGGTGTGGTGCGTTTTAAAGGCGAGGGTTCACCGCAACAATATGTAACACCAATTCCGCATAACGCTTTACCACCCCAAGCATATCAACTAATGGAATATTTAGATGAAGTGCAAAAGAACAGAACAGGGGTAGGGAACAATACGGCAGGGCTAGATTCTAATTCACTGGCTAAAGTAAACACTGGTGTTGCGATGTTAGCTTATGATCAACAAAGAATGAAAATAGAGTTAATCGCACGAATTATAGCGGAAATAGGTTTTAAAGATGTTTTCAGAATAATCCATCGCCTATTAAATCAACATCAAGATAGAGAAATGATGATTAACGTAACAGGGAAATTTATTCCAGTTAACCCAGCAGAATGGCGAACCAGAGAAAACACAACGGTTGCTGTAGGTATGGGAACAGTATCTAGGGAACGTCGCATGGTAGCGATAGAAGGTATTATACAGAAACAACAACAAGTAGCAGAAGCTGGAGGCATGGGTACTATTGTTCAACCCTATCAAATGTATCAGTCGCTATCTGATATGGTAGATTCACTAGGGCTAGAACCCTCTGCATACTTTACCGATCCTCGTACAATACCGCCTAAGCCACCGCAACCAAATATAGAAGCGGAGATACAACTGGCTACTGCAAGAGCATTAAAAACAGACGCAGATAGCAAGATGTTACAAGTAAGAGTTACGGCAGAGAAAAATTCAGCAGAAGCGGCGTTAAAAATGCGAGAACAGGCGTTGAAAGCCCAAGAAACGCAAATGAAACTAGAAATAGAAAACAAGAAGTTGCAGTTAGAATCGTTACAACGTGAAACTGACATGGATACTAAAGTGGCATCACTGGAAATGAAAGTTAGTGAAGCCGATGCCAAGAAAGAATTAAAAGAGTTAGAATTGCAATTTAAGGGCTTCGAGAATAATCGTGACAGAGAAATAGAAATTCTTAAAACACAAATAAATGCTTTAACAAAAATATATACCGAAGATTTAAAACAAGAAAAGGGCGAAGAAAGCCCAGACTTGCAAGCGTATGTACAGAATTTAGAAGCGGAAAATCAACGATTAAGAGAACAAGGAAACACGAATGAGTCGTAACCCTTTAATCAAAGAAAAAGAGCGAGCAATTTTAGCTAGACAAGTTTTAGAGAATCCTGTATATACTGATGCGATAGATGTTATAAAAACAAGTTTAATGGACACATGGCAAACAACTAATATGAGTCAGACGTTAGAGCGTGAAAATATTTATAAAATGTTGTTAGCAGTGAAATCCATAGATTTTCATATTCAATCGGTAATGAAAACTGGACAACTTGCAGAGATGCAAATGGAGAAATTTAATGGCTGAGAGGCAACCATCAATAGAAGAACGTATACAGACGGCACTTACACCAGAGCCAGCACCAGAGCAAGCTCAGGAGCAACAGCCGCAGCTATTTCAAACTGAGGCACAGCCAACAGAAGAAGTAGTTGAAGCACCAGTTGAAGAAACGGTTGAACAAGAGGAAACAAATAACGAGCCATTAGCTCAAGAGCCAGTAGAGGAAGAAGCGGTAGAGCCTACAGAAGAAGTAGCACAAGAAACACCGCAAGAAGAAGTTGAGCATTTCCAAGTTGAAACATTAAATGAGTTAGCAGAACACATTGATGTTGATGCGGCCAATCTTTATAACTTAAAAATACCTATTACAAACGCAAATGGTGAACGTGAAGATATAACGATTGGTGAATTTAAAGATAACGTACAAGATTCTAAGTTAGCAAAAGAAGCAACAGCAAGGGCTAATCAACAGCTAAAAGATACTAATGAACGGTTAAAAACCATAGAACAAGCGGTTGAAACATTTCATAGTGAAAATGCAATCATTATGAAT